CCTGTCTTAATATATTCATCTGCGAATCTCTGTTGTTTTATGTTCAGTCCGTTCATCTCATATATCACCAACTCTCACGTTATTCACTTAATTTATTTTTTATACAACAAAAACCTACCCGAATTGTCTTTCGGATAGGTCAGAAAGGAGAAAAATTATGTTCGATCATTTGAAAGGAATAAAAATAGAAAGGTTTACATGAGTAAATCGTTTAATAACTTACAATATCATAATACACCGATTATAAACGGACTTGCACACTTCAAAAGTCCACCTTACACATAACCTATGAATTCTGCCAATCTATTTATCATAGCGTCACGTCGTCTTAATATACTCGTCTTACTTGTACCGAAGTAGTCAGCTATATCCTCCCACTCATAACAGCCTATAGGGCATTCCCAGTATCTCAAACGCATTAAGTCTTGTGTATCTTCATCCGATTCATATATAAGCTTATCTACACCTTTTACAATATTACGTAAGTTGTTATAACGATTGTCACTTAATTTCTTGATTGATTCTCTCTCAATAGGATTGTTTGGTATATTACTCTTACCTGCACCTACATTCTCGGGTTCGTGGTTTTCTAGTAATTCATACTCTCTTACTTTTAACTCTCTTCTATAGCGTTCTATGTTCTTGATATAATCTTCTAGTTTCTTTATATCGTGTCGTTCAATCGTTATCATACTTACCCTCCATTCTCCAACTTATCTTTCAAGGTCTTAATCTCATAATCTTTCACTTCTAACTGATGTTTTAGATCATTCTGTTCAAGCAATGAGCCAAACAAAAGCAACACCAATATAATAATTGCTATTACGCCCCACATATTAATAACCTCCGTATATGCCATTCAAATGAGCGTGATCCTTCTCGTCAAAGTCCTTAGGCACTTCCACCTCATCATTTGCAGTTAACTTATAATACAACTCTCTGCCAATCCATTTACCTAACTCATACATCATTAATGTGATAAATATTTTTAGAATATGCTTAATTACTCCATTTTTGTACTCACCTTTTTTAAAATGTTCTTTGATACATTCTCTGCTCATCAACGCGTTGGTATTAGTTTCTTTATAATTAAATTTTTTACCGTTTTTTAAAATTATTGGATTTTTCATCTTTTTGATATCAACAATATCTCCTGGCAAATAATTTTCATTTTCATTTACGACAAATGATTTAATGCAAGTGTATTTAGTCATGTGCTCACTCCTTTAAAAAAGATAATACTATTACTATCTTGTATTTCTGTGATTAAGTATTGCATTAGTCTAGCACCTCGTATGTCTTTTCAAAAATTTCTGGTTTAACTGGATAAAATTCTCCATTTACACCTTTAACAATATAGTCTCCGATATTAGCTGTCATTACACCTTCTAGCGTATCAATATACATTACTTTACCGTCGTTACCGTAATCATAAACTGCTCGTAAGTTAGTCCATGTTTCAATCTCATCTACATTTACTATGTCTTTAAATTGTATAAACTCAATTTCTACAGGTTTCTTTCTAGCTTTTTTAATATTCATTTTCTCACTCCTTGTTACTCTTTGCGAAGTATTCTTTTAATCTCTGCTACTATATCTTTACTCTCCTGTGCTTCCATATGCACCTCTGTCACTTTCATTTTCAAACCAATCAACCTGTTTGGGCGTAGGATATACAACTGGTGCTACAACTAACTGCGCTAGTCTTTCCCCTTTTTCTACTGTGACATCTTCATCACCTATATTATCTGTGATAATACCGATTTCTTTATTGTATGTTTGATCTATTGTTCCTAGTGCTGCACGCAATTTGGTTTTAAGTGATTTACCAGATCTAGGTCTTACTTGCGCCTCATACCCATAAGGCAGATTAATTGCTATATCTGTTTTAACTACTTTAGTTGCGTGTGCAGGAATATTAATCGTTTCTGATACATATAAATCCAGTCCACTATCTGTAGAATTTGCTCTCTTCGGCATAGTCGCATTCTTTGATAGCAATTTAATTTCTAATGTATTTGTCATTTATTGTTCCTCCTCATTCGGATAAAATTTAATAAACATTTTATTCCCATGTTTATCTCTAGCTACCAATTCTTCGTATTCATCGTGTGATACATATTTTTCAATTACGCAATTTTGTAACATCTGCATCATTTGCATATGTTTTTCAGTTTTCATTTATTGTTCCTCCATTTTCTACTAAACTCTTTGAATTACTTTCCACTATCTTGTCGTACAACTCCGCCTTGCGATATACTTCGTTAAGCTCTTTGATTAACAAACACCCGTCGTGTCCTGTAAAAGCTGTAGATGATACTATGCAGCGTTGGATAAACTCTCTATTGTCCATTGCAAGCCTCCAAATCACTTAATAAATTTTGGAACTCATGTGTCCCGTCTAGTTCGTCCATGCGTTTAAGATGTTCTCCCAATTGAAATAATGAACTTTCATCTTCTTTACCATCAGCCATTTTTGTCATATGGAGTATTATCGGATATTGAAAAAGCATTTCTTCTTTCAACTCTAGCCATGCACGTTTATAGTCTTTATCTTTCATGGTTGGCCTCCTCACTTTCGATAATTAGTTGCAAAACACATTCTCCTAAATCTTCTGCTGACTTTGTTCCGACTATTAAACCTTTAATTTCGTCGAATAAGCCTGCCTTCCTTTTCACTTCTGCCATGTCATTGATGAGTTCATCTCGTTGCTTACGTAAACTGTCACGTTCTTTTCTAACTTTCTTCAACCTAGCGTCCATCACACTAGATACAAACTTAGCTTCTGCGTTCATCTATTCACCCTCCAATAATTCTGGGGTTTCGTATGCGTTACCTAATATTTCAAACGTACAATCAATATCTGACATGTACATTGTAGGTATAATACCTAAATATGTGTCTTTAGAAATTTTAATATCGAACGTTCCTTGTTTATAAACCACAACGCCAACATACGTTTTATCTTTCATAATTTTAGGTTCGATATCTTGTACTAATACTTCGACATTATCCCCTTCATAAATCTCAGTACCATTTATATCTTTCAAGCCTGTTGATTGCATGATTTTTACATCTTTAAATCTTCTAACTTCTGTATATCTTCCGCTTTCATAAACAACCTCATCGTACTTAAAACTAAGTTCTTTCACATCTACTACCTTATCCTCGTCTTTTATAAATGCTCTAAATTTAGGTATCATCTCAAACACTCCCTATTCTTTCTTATATTTTCTTTTTCAACTTTCATCGTTACTCTGCTTCCTGCTACTTTAACCACAAAGCCTTTAACACCTATCTGTCTTAGTTCGCGCTGTACTTCTGTAGGCGTTTTGCCTTGTGTGTTGTATTTGTATCGTTGAGATACCGTGTCGGACAGTATCATGCGTTCAACCCCTCGTATTCGTCTGCCCACATATACATCAATCCGTCAATTACATGTTTACGATTACACTTCCTTGCGATGTTGCGTCTGTCTATGAATAATAATTTTTGAGCTTCTACTGTACTTGCGAATTCTTCTACAATCCGGTTATTGTTATCAACAAGATATACTGGCTTAGATATGCCTTTATTTCTGCGATACACTCTATATTTTTGCAATGTAGATTGGAATAGGTTATCTGCCATAAGATTGTTGTATCTACTGTCCTTAGGGTAAGCATGATACCCTGTTCTCAAATTACCGATAAATGTTTCATATACAATATCTGCTGCACGATACTTCTTATTCTTATAAATGACTGTGATGACGCCATTGCAACCATTCGCAAACTTGTATTTTCCATCAGGTCTTTTCATTCTGCCTAAGTTACTCACGTATAAATCGTACTTATCGCTATACTTCCAAATTTCATCTTTTGCTATAACTCTCTCGTTAAACTCTTGTTTCTTATTCACTCTCGGCATTGTGTCGGTAAAGAAACACTTCAACTTATCGTTATATGTGCCACGTTCCTTTTGGTACCACAGTGTGTTGAGTGGAATACCTGTAATGTTGTGCAGATGAGATAGTTCTGTCTTAGTCACTGTGTGAGTAAATGGTTCGTACATGTAAATCACATTTAACCCTCCCACTTTTCAAATGCTCTATTCAGATACCAACGCGCTTTGTCTAAATCTTCTTTACCGTTCTTACGATTAGCACGACTTATATATTTAATTGCATTACCAATTGCAAATGCTAGCTCTGGTTTGTAATCTCTAGTGACCTGCTCTATGAAATCTATAATTTCTATATCTCCATACGTATAATGTGTTGGGTGGCTAACCTTGTCATCTAACGTGTTTCGGGTTTCTTCATTTTCATCAGGTAATGAGTAAAAATCGTAACTATCATCAATAGTCCAGGTTCTCCCGTCAATTGCTTCTACATCAGCAGCCCATTTTTCTATAGCAAGATTTGAGCCAGTTTTTGGCCCAGTTTTTGACCCAGTTAAACGATATACACTTTTTATTAGCACTGTAATTTCAACACCGTTAACTTCTTGAATTCTGATTCTATCGCCTCTATTCAAATCTTTAACACTCATGATCTAACCACCCTTTTTGGAAAAATATCGTACTTCATAAGGTGTACACACCATTCTCTTCTAGGATGTACTTGAGGCACTTCAAATAAGTGAGGTTTCTTACGTTTCAACTCTTGTAATCTGCGTTGTTCCATTCTCTCTTTATAGCTTTCGATGTCGTTCTCTATAGGTTTTAAACTTTCCCACTCACTACGTCTTACTCCAATAGGAGCTTCTATTGCATCTTCAAAAGCCCATCCTTTTGCTAATCTTTGTCTTAAAATGTCTGAATTTATATCTGCTTTTTGCATTTTTTCTACTACATTCGGCGTAATTCTAAAATATTTATTTTTAACTCTCATTGTTGTAGCTTCCATTTACTCCACCTCTACCAATTCAATTAGTTTAAAATCTTCGCTCATTAATTCTTTTTCAGGGTTCTTACTGATTAAATCTAAAATGCGTTCCTTTTCATCACTTGCAGTAATTTGATTGTTCACCCAAACTGGATACTTACATCTAACTTTCATTGTTGCTTCGACTGTGACTGTTTCTTCTCTATTAGCCATTACTCATCACCGACCAATTCGCCATATTTCCAGATGAGTGTCATTGTATTTCCGTCTTTTAACCAGAATTCTCTACTAAAGTCGTCTTTTACTTGTTCAATAGAATTCCCGAACCATTGCGTTGCATCATTATCTTGAAATATCTCAAGCATTTCTGGAATTTTTGTATTTTCAGTAATCTCTTCTCCAATTTCTACTGTGAAAGTTTCATCTTTATCAACTTCATGCTCTATAAAAACTCTTTCGGCCATATCAAAATGCACATAATGACCATCAATATTGCTATAAAACATTTCACTTTTAATTCCATTCTTCCATGCCCATGTAATCAACTCTGGTAATGTCATTTCTACTTTACGTTTAACCTTTACCATCCTTCATCTTCTCCTTCTTACGCTTTCTGCGTGCCTTAGTTAGTTCTTCATACGTTATCCACTCTTGCCCTGTATATTTAGGTGCTTTACATATCCATGTGAGTGGTACTTCTCTGTTTTGATATCTGAATATCTTCGCTTTCAACTTCGCTACTTCTGTTGGCATACCTTTTACGTCTATCACTTCAAGCAGCTTGTTATTTTTCCATAATGCAAAGTCGGCTATATATTCTGTTTTACGTTGGTTATCAAACTTAGGTATCAACTCATATCTAGGTTGTAATTCTATATGATCATATCCCTTGCCTAAGTTACGTTCTAAATGCTGATAGAAGTCACATTCAATTTTGCTATCGAACACGACACCTTTATATTCAACTTTTTTAGAATTGTATTTACTCACGTCGTCACTCCTACATATCGAATATTGTTGCTTGTAGCCCTAGTTCTTCTTCGTATAGAAGCTCGTATACGCCCTTGAAACGTTTCAACTCACTATCAGTCATCTCTTTACTTTCTTCGCTAAAATGAGCGCCTGTGAGTGATTTAACGATGTTCAAATTAGATTCGCATTTTTCTACTTTTATTTCTTCTGTTCCGTCTGGTCTATAAAGGTAATACTTTTCGATAATTGCCATTTTTATCTCTCCACTTCGTTTCATTCATGATTAACTCTTTCACTTCTTCATAATCGTCAAAGGGTTTAATGGTTCCAGTATCAAGCAGCCTTTTAACTGCCCACCCAGACTCGATTAATATTTTGGCTATGATTGGATCTTCTTTATAATCCTCTCGATATATAAAACCTAAAAGTTGCTGATACTCATAAACTTTCATCCATAAAACCTCTGCGTTTTCTTGTAGAAATCAAGGTGTGCCACCCCTGTTTCTCCGTCTTTATTTTTAGAAATAATGAATTCAATTTCCGACTTGCCTGTAATGTTGTCTTGTTGGTCTTGGTCGTAATAATCGTCACGGTATAAGAAGAAAATCATATTCGCGTCTTGCTCAATTCCTCCTGCTTCTCTTAAATCAGACATCATCGGACGCTTATCACTACGACTTTCTACACCTCTACTTAATTGAGATAGCGCGATAATGATACAACCTGTTTCTTTAGCTATAATTTTTAAATCACGAGAAATCTTTTCAACTTCTAACCGTCTATCACGTTGAGGGACATCTGACTGCATGAGTGTAAGATAATCAATAAATATAACGTGAGGTTTGTCTGTTTTTTGAGATGCGACTTCTCTAACATCTTGTGGTGTCATTTGTGCTTGGTCCTCAATCTTTAAAGAATTACATTTTTTAATTTGATCTATAGCAGACATTACAGATGAAACTTCATCATCATTTAATCCGTTACCTTGTTTAATTTTAGATAACGGAATATTTGTTATTGTTGCAACTAATCGCTCAACGATATTGTTACCTCCAGTTTCTAAACTAAAGAACGTTGTAGGGTACCCACGCTGCGCGATATTCCACATCATTGTTAATGCAAGAGAAGTTTTACCTAACGAAGGTCTTGCACCTAATACATTCAACTGACCTGGTTCAAAGCCAATGATTTTGTTGTCGATTGACTGAATACCAGTTTTAATAAATTGTTTTGGTTCATCAGATAGAATATTTTCTACAACTTCAGCTAGAAAACTATCAGTAGCGTCTGCTTTTTTTATTGTCATACCTTTTAGTTTCTCTAATTCTTCTACCAAATAATTAAAATTTTCTTTACTCGGCATTGATTGATACTCTGTGAGCTTCTCACGAGCTTGTGATAAGACGTATTCTTGTAATAGGTTCAATTGGTCGTCCATAAAAAACGCCTTGTCAGTGCCATCTGAGTTGTATAAACGACCTAATCGGTCAGTAGATATAAATTCATTATCATCACGACTTTTAAAGTAGATTTGATTTACATCGACTTTGCCCTGCTCTAACGCATACTCAATGAAAATTCTTAATTTTTCATCAGTAAACATTTCAGGTTTCAATCTGAATTTACTTATTAACTCTGGGTTACGCATGAGGTTAGATATAATAGATTCTTCGGTACTCAACACATCAATACTCATCATCTAACCCCCAATCTTCTTTCATCTTTTGCCATTGTTTTCTTAATTGTTGTCTTTTCTCTCTAAACTCTTTATCGTGCTGCATTCTGTATTTATCAGTCTGTTCTTCTGGTATCACTGCGTTTTTCATTTCTGGTGGTTTGCGATCAATAATTTGTGCAATCGTAGGTTTATAACGACTTTCTCTAACATATTTCTTTGTTTTGTGTAGTGTTCTGTCGAAATCCCCATATTGTGTGAGTTGTTCTACCCAAAGATTGTATTTAATTTTATTGAATTTCATATCGTAGACATTATTTATTAACTCTAAGATTTCAATTGCTTCTAGTTCAGTCATTGACATAATGTCTAACCTCCTAATAGTTCCTGTTTCTTCTTAGCTAGGTAATCATCTTCTTTATTGTTTCTAGGTTTAATCTTAGATATTGCTTTCTCTTTAGTATCGACACCGTCTTTACTCCAGTTTTCTAATACTTTGATAAGATAGTTAATACCTTTATTGTTTTCTTTACAATAATCAGTAGCTACAGTAACTATATCTAGTTGATTATCTTTAAAGTCATTTAGTATATATTCTAGTTGTTGCACTTTTATTGGACTTTGTATCATTTCTAGATTGTTACTAATATATTTAAATATATGTGATATGACGTCCCTGTCTCTCTCTGAAGAAATCTCTGTGTAATCTCTGGTATTGGTCGGGTCATTTTGACCTGCTCCATCGTTCCAATTTGACCTCATCGTCGGGTCATTTTGACCTGATGGTCGGGTCACCAATTTATTTAAGGTATCGTAATTGATTGAATACCATTTCGTTCTATCAAAACCAGCTTTATTGTAATTACCGACAAATATTAATTTTTGTTTCTCTAAACTTGTTATTGTTCTTTTTATCGTGCTTTCGCTCCAAAAAGGAAATTGCTCGATCCATTTAGGGTAGGAGTTATATATCCAACGTTTACCATCGTGTTTGTGATTACTGTTATTTAACCAATAGTGCATTTGTTGTAATATCATCGCCTCGTTCAAACCAATATGAACTGCTAATGACGGCAATACTTGTAAAGGATATTCGTTAATTAACAATTTATTCATTTTCTTCGAACTCCAAAACTTCAATTATGTCCAATTTAAACTCAGTCCAATTTTTAGATGTTTTAGCGCTCAAAATAAGATCTTCTATCTCTAAATCATCTTCTAGCCATTTTTTTACAAGTTCTCTTACAACGTTTTCGTTGAAATACAATCCTCTATTTCTCAAAATACCAATTACATATCTACTACGCTTAATGTATTCTGGTACTGGATTTTTAGTGTAATGAGCAATACGTTCGATTTTGGAGAAAATAGTTTCGTTTGATTTACCTAAATATTGTTCAACAGCTTTATCTGTAGCGTTTATTAATTCTTCGATTGTATGTTTTTTTAACCACTTTTTTAATTCTATATAACCTTCGTCTTTCACTTTTACATATAGAGATTCTTCGATATATTCTTTTAGGACCTTTGCTTCTTTTTCTTCGAAAGATTTTAATTCTTTTTTCAATCTAAAAATTTCAGCTAATTGTTTTTCTCGTTCATTTAACTCTATTAATTTTTCTTGGTACTTTTCATTTAACTTTCTACTTGTCATTAGTTTCTCCCTTCAACATTTTATTTAATCTACTATCTACCGAAACCCAACTATTCTCTAGGTGATGTAATTTATCGAAAGTCTTTACACCTATATCGTGTTGCGATTGATGATGTTCTCTGCACAAAGCCAATACTTCATATCCGTAATGATCCATTGTCTTACGATTAGCACCTCGTCCTATTGCGTAATGATGTGCTAAGTCGGAATGTGGTTTACCACAGATAACGCAGTTGCGATTGACCGTTGACCAATATAGAAATGCTTTATCATTTTTGAGTAAGTCGCTTGTTTTATAGTTGAGTGGGATATTGTTATGAAACACCCAGTCCAATATGACTTCGATTAATTGCCTAGCTTGTTCTCTTGAACAATTGCTTAATGACAAGCGTTTATCATAGCCATTTAGAAACGTTATATAATCTTGAAACATTTCCCTCATGTATTCTCGGGGTTGCCCTGTATAAGCCTCTATATCGTTACATAGAGCAAACACTTTTCGGCGCTGCTTATCAGTGATTAGAAATGGATCAATAGCTTTAACTTCACATTCAACTTCTAGTCCGTTATCTAGTAATAACGATGTTTTGTTATCTATATCTACATCCTCAATGACAACGGTAGTCGTACCGTCATCTTGAGTAATGTAATTTTTGATAATTGGCATCTATATCAGCCCTAAGATTTTATTTTTTGCTCAAATCGTTTTAGAAATTCATCATTAATCTTTTTGCGTCCTTCATCTGTCAAATCTCGTAATATAGTTATGCATCTACTACCTTTATGGTTTCCTGTAATAATGAAGACATTATAATCTTCGCCCCAATCTTCTTCTGAATAACCAACTTCTACTACAAAATGGTTGGCTCTTATACCACAAAAACGACTATCATTTTTTTCTACCATATAAACTTCTTTACAATGAAAACTTTCGTAAGGATCACCAAAATTGCATTTTAAATCTAGTACATCAACAGCGCTTAAAAGATTACTTTCATCATCCCAAAATAAATTTTGTAAATATTTTTCAAATAATTCGTTTTTAAAGTTCATTATTTTAACCTCCTAGAACGGTAAATCATCATCATCTATATTTGCGTTGTTATCATTTGCAAACGGGTTATTGCCTACTGGTGCTTGTCCTCGTTGTTGTTGAGGTTGGTTGTTTTGTTGATTACTACCTTTGTTATCTAAGAATTCAATTCTATTAGCAATCACTCGTACTACTGAACGATTGTTCCCTTCTTTATCTTGGAAACGGTCTTGTTTCAAGTTGCCTTCGATTAAAACTTTGCTTCCCTTACCGCAATAGTCGTTTAATAGTTGTGCAGTTTTGCCAAACGCTACGATGTCAAAGAATGATGTGTCATCTTTTTTGAATGGATTGTCCACTGCCATAGAGAAGTTAGTTACTTGTGTTTGTCCTGCTTGTTTAAGTTCTAAATCTTTAGTGATACGTCCTGTTAAAATAGTTAAATTAGTCATTCGAATTCTCCTTATCTAATTGTTTTAGTCCTGCATCTAGTTTTTGATGTGCATTTGCTATATCTTTTTTAGTAACTTTGTTAATGTTTTGAATACCTAACCAACGCATTGTTTTGTCTAGCGTTGCATCTCTGCCTTTTTCTTGAGATAACGTTACAAACTGATTGATGCGTTCTTCTAATTCCGTTATGTCGTTATCATTAACGCTTGGAACTTCTTCACCTAAATATAAGTAATTACCTAGTCCAAACTTAGCTGCACATTTAACCATGCATCGCTTAGTAGCTTTATTGATGTCAAATATTGCAGTAGCACTACCAATCGTTACTGGTTTATTTCTGTAATCTAAAACTGGCAACCATTCACGTTTAGTTACACCGAACACTGTTAATTCAACGCATACCATGTACCCCTCATTCGTTTTAAGGTAAGGTACGAAAAAGTTTTCGTTATTACTATCTGGATAAGGGAATTCGATTACTTTTTCTTCATAAGTTGGATCTTCTTTAGTTAATTCTTGTTGAACGTATGCCCATGATAAGTAGTTCAAGTTTTGTTTCTTCTCAACATGAGCGTTAACATCTCTGCTGTTTAACTCTCTAAATTTATCTGCGAAGTTAGGTTTTTCACTCATCAGCTTTGACCTCCTCCAAGTCTTTCATTTTCACTGTTTTACGTGTTTCTTGTATTTTGTAAGTTGTTATTTCGATATCATGTTTATCCCAGTTAATATCAATATCATCTAGTCCGCTAATGACTGCAGCTCTACTACGCATAGCGTTGTAATTTGCATATTCTGGTGAAGCTGGCTTGTTAGTAAGCCACCAACCATGATGTTCATCTTGTATGCGATACTCAACTTTGGTTGTTTCTTTCAATCCCAATCACTCCTTTATGCAACATGTCGATTGTTCTATCCATGACTTTGATTGTTTCGCTTTGTGTTTTGCATGATTCTATAGCTTTTCTGAAGTCTTTTCTAAGTTCAAAATATCTATCGCACATATCTTCGTAACGTTTGTTTAAATAATCGTAATCGCTTTGCAAGAAATCTAAATCTGTTTGGCTCTTGATTAGTTGAGAGTAATCTTCTCTAGTCATCTTGACTGTGATTAACTCTTGCATTTTCTCTCCTCCACTTGTATATTTAAGTTGTATATTTTAGTTAGTGTTTGACTGTTACTTGTTGGCGCAAGTTTCAGTCTTTTTTGTTATCTCAAGCCACTTTTCCCAAAAGAATGTGCTAAAGATAAGGGTTAGCATTGCAATTCCTAATACTGTTGTGAAACCACCTCCTAAAAGTAATGTGATGATCATTGCGATAAACATAGTCATGTAACTTAGTAAGTACTTCATTTATCATCCTCTTCTTTCATTTTTAAAAGTTTTTCTATATATCCTCTTTCTAATGCGAAATCAAATAACATTTGTTGGATGTGTTCAGGCATTACAATCACTCCTCCTCTTCATCGAATTCGATAATTGGTTTAGGCGCTATGCCTATCTCTATATCGATTGCGTCATAATTTAAATCTTCGATAGCTTCTTCAATTTCATTTACTGCACTTTTAATTTTTGATGCTTCAGGTACTCCGTATTGAATTTTTAAACTTTTCATTTTATTCGCTCCTTTAATTTGTTTCTAGTTCTGTTAAAAATTTATTGATAAAGTATTGTTGGCCTTTACCTGTTACTTTAGGCGTCTTACTAATTGATGTATGACCATCTGAATGAGTAATCGAAGTTTCTTTGATTTCAAAAAGTCCACGTTCCATTGAATATTGTGTTGGCATGTTATAATCGACACCTTGACGTTTAATAAGGAATCCATTTTGTCGTAACCACTCAAACAATCTCCTTTGTCCTATATCCACTCCGTTTTGTTTAATGATTTTTGCCAACTCGCCTACTAAAATAGATGTTTTAGTTGTAGCCACTGCGTCGGCAAACAATACTTTAGGTTTATCTTTCTCGATTTGCATTTCCAATTGGTTAATTGTGTTATTTGCTATCTTCAATGCACGTTTCATAATCATTTCTGGACTGTTCCATGCTTTTTCTACTTGGATAAAGTATTGTCTTGCACGTTTACCAGGTTCACTACGTTGGATCATTGCAATTTCTTTTGCAGTGTCTAAAGTGAGTGCGTGGTCAGTTTGGTTTTGGCGACCACCTAATGGGTTATGGACAAAAATGTCCGTAACTGCATAATCGATATTTTCTTCAAATCCGTAATCACTCATTCTTTCAAACCATTTCTTGTATGGTGTCTTAACTTCTAAAGCTTGATGAAGTTCTCGACCGCTAATTGCAATTTCTCCGTTTTCTTTTTCTTGAATATTAAACATTTCTCCGATGTTAGTTTTGTTCTGTGAAATTTTCATCGAACCACCTCCTTATTCGAAATCGTCTATCGTTAATTTTGAAAGTCTTTTCTTATACAAATGCAGGTACATATCTTTGATATATCTGTAAAATTTAATAGCTTCTTCATATTCCTTTTGTTTTAAATCAGAATTTCTAGAAACTCCAAAAATCGCTAAAGTAAGTTTTCTTATATGGTCATGTATTTGTTCGTCATGAACCTTGCCATTAAAATAATCATTTGCTCCGCAGTGGTATCTTTTTAAAGCTAGTGGTTTGTAGTGATGACCTCTATATGGCGGTTTTATAAAATTAGCGATTGCAAAACTCTCGTTTACATCTTTGATATCGTCTTCTTTAAGTCTGACTTCTGAAAAAATTGATATAGGTTTTATAGTTTTATTGCTATCCAATCTTTTACTTACTTCTCGTTCTACTATTTCAATTAATTCATTTTTGGTTAATGTGATTTGTTCCATTTAATTACCTCCCGTTATAATCTAATTATTGTCGCGTATTATGCGACTGTTTTGCTAAAAAAAATATCAATTGCTTCATCTTTGTTTAAATTTAGTAACGAA